GCGTTAGGAAATGCACTGCTGTGCCAGATTTCCGCACATAGTCTTCGGGCTTGAGTCCATGACTGACGGCCCACTGTTTGAGTCTGTATTCCAGTTGATCTTTGGTGACCTGGCCTGAATCAATGGCCAAGTCCAAGTCACCTGATGTGGTTTTGATTCCGGTGCTGCCCAAGGTATTGTTTTGCAGGTCCAGACCTGGCAACATTTCGTCCAGCCAGGCCAAGGTAGGTTTTACATCAGTTTGATTGATGCGTTGTGTGAGCGGACGACCTTGGGCGTCTTTGAATACATTGCCGCCTTCAATTAATTTCATCTTATTTTTGCAGTTCCTTCGCGATTTACTCTCCGACGACTGATTTTTTTAGTTTGTTGCGAAACTGGAATTATCTCTTTTTTTCCATGAGTCGGTATTAATTTGTCAAGATAGCTGATTTGTTTTGGATCGGTAATAGGGGCACCTAGTTCATTGGCCCACGTATTGTTAGTTTTGTAATAGTTAGCAGGAACACTTTGCCCTGGCTGACTAATAGCGACAACTATTCTTTCGTTGGCAGTGGCCAAAGTTGCTTGAGCAGCCTTTAAGGCATCCGCGTCAATTTCGGGTTGATCTCGTGAAAAATCTACGCCCGTGACCCCTTGCACAAACCCACGTCCTATATTGCCTAATGCGCCTTCTCTAATAGAATGTTTTGTAATTTCACGAATTCGCATCGGTTTTTCTCACTGTACGGGTAAACTTGCCAGGATCTCTCAGCTTGATTGCATTGATCAATTTGCGTTGCAGATTTTCTGCTTGTTCTGGTGTGTAACTAGAGTCAATTTGCTCCAGCAGACGTATAGCACTGGCAATGATGTTGCTGGCGCGATTTTCGATCACGTGGCTCTGATCGCGTTCAGTGTACAAATTTTCTAATTCTTCTAATAGGCTTCGTGTTTTCTTTTGCATTTTTGGGCCAGGACCTTTTTATTATTTAGCGGCTTAACACTCTAAATAACTCTTAATCAATTGGCCTTAATTTGTCCTAGCAATTGCTTTAGTTTGGCACTTTGCACGTCGGCTGTAACTCGCCCGGTTTCTTCTCGCTCAATCTGACTGGCAGGTTCTGTTCCACTGATTATTGTGCTTTTTGCTTTGATATTGTCAAGCAAATTGCCCTTGGCAAACGAATTTACAGGACCTGCGTCTTCACCCGGATCAGTGATACGCATGGTTTCAATATTGTAATCCAAGTCAATTTTCATTCCTACGCCTGTGCTACTACGACTCTTCATACACTGGATCTGATACTTGCCACGCTCACGCATGGCTCTGCTGGTAAAGATACCAAACACGTTGTCTGCTGTGTTGATCTTTGAAATACCACCCGAAATATGACTATGGTCAAACTCTATTTCTTCCACAGCCGATCTATTCAACTGGCTTGCTGTAACAAACAACACATTGAGCTCTTTGGCCAAGTTACGCAGTTCTTCACTCACATACTTGTCCTTGACAAACAGGTCATTGGGGCTAACTTTGGCACTCACAGGCATCAGCAGGTCCAAGTAATCGCACATGACAAAGTCTACCTTTAGTCCTGTTTGCACTTGCACTTCTTTGATATAACTGCGGATGTCATTGATGTTGCTCTGTGCCGGCAGAGCTTTGATCCTATACTGTCCAGCCTTCTTACTGACTAACTTAACTTTGAGTTCAGTTTGATCTATGTCCTTGCGGATCTCTTTGGTGCTCATGCCGGCCAACATGGCATCAGTTCTCAGGGCACACAGTTCTTCACTCAGTTCTAAACTGATATACACGCCGCTGAGACCCATCTGTAACCAACTCAAGGCTATGTTCATCATGACCAAGCTCTTGCCAGATCCTGATCCACCGGCAAAGATGTTCAGCTCGCCTCTGCTGAATCCACCATACAAGATCTTGTCCATCTGTGGCCAACCGGTTGACACTTGTCCACCCGAGTTGAAGTATTTGTTGATACGAGCTTTGGGATCTGACCAGTAGTCTGTGCCCATGTCCTTGGTCAAGCTGATCTGCACAGCATCCTTGATCAGTTTTTCCACAGGATCATACTCGCCCTTTTCCAACAGGTCTGCACTCTTCAAGATTGCACGTTCCAGTTCTTGACGACGGGTAAAGCCTTCAAACTCGTCCATGAACCATTCAAAGTGTCCGTCATTGAGATCGGGAATATGATTCAGTCGCACACCTGTGCTGGCACTAATCTGTTCCACCGTGGGTAAGGTCTTGTGATCGTCTCTGTGCTTGGCAATAAACTCAGCCGCAGGTCTCAAACTTCTATCAAAGTTTTCTGGATTGTAAATGTTCTGCACACGCACATACGACTCTGCGTCTTGCAACATCATTTCTAAGAATAGGCGTTGGACATCAAGTCCGTAATCTTTTAACAAGTTGTTTTTTCCTTAGTTCAATTTTTATTCGACTGGTTTCTCGGGCCTGCATGATAGTTATCAACGTTGCTACCTTTCCCCAACGAATCACAGCATCATTCGCATCTTTGACATCCGCGGGCCAGTCAGGGATACTTACTGCCCAGCCCAGTTCCACTGCACGATCTACCAGGCGCATGCCCGGCTCGTCTTGATCTGGCACTACAATGATTTCGCGATCTAAACTACGAATTAACCTTGCCTGGGCTTCATTGACATCGGCATGCAATACTGCCAGACCATTGATGCTGAGTGCATCGAACACACCTTCTACCACAATGGCATACTGCCAATTGGCGCCTTGCAAGTCTGTGCCAAATACATAGCCCGGCTGTATGTCTTGGATATATCGGGGCGTGCGGTTATCTAAAAATCTTGTTGTATGCCCTACCACTTGATTGTCATGCGTAAACGGAATCACAATGCCAGGGCGTGGCATTGTTTTATATAAAAATGGATAGTCCGGTGGCGCACATCTTTTACGCAGATACTCTTCGGCTTGTTTATTCAACGTTTGTGTGTCTGCCGGCAAGTCTCGATCTTCAAACACAATACTTTGTAATCGGTTCACTATCTCTTGACGATCTCCAAGTAGTCCTTCAATACTTTTGTGTTTTAAACTTTCAAGATTTATGCGTTCTATTTCTTCCTGTGGCACATTCATCCAACTTAATAACTTACGTGCTTTGAATGTAAGTGTACGTCCCAACACAAAACTGGCAGTAAATCCACAGTTGAAACAGTGATAACTCCAACCTGTGGGCGTGGTCTTGATGCCGCCACGACTGCGTCGATCTCGGCTTTCGCCATTGTGTTCACAACAGGGTGCATTGAAACTGATCCAACCAGAAGCACTGGGTTTACGACGTGCGGGCAGGTAGGACAAGACATCAATCATGTTGTATTATAACATGATTTTTGATTTAGATCAATGCTGATTGAGACTAACGGTAAAGTAGATTTACCACAAAGCCTGTGGAAATTAGCACTATGGCGCCTTGATTTTGAGGAGGAACCGGATAGGCGTTCACATTGACTCCGGCAGCTGGTACAGGCCAATAGCCCGATCCGCCATTGGTGATAATGATTTCTTCAACCAAGCCGCTTGAGCTGATTATGGCTTCGGCCGTGGCGCCGGCACCATTGCCTAAAATGCTGACTTTGGGTGGAGCTAGATAGCCACTTCCACCGTTGGCCACTGTGATACTGGTCACAACACCATCTGTGCAAAAAGCATAGGCCATGGCCGGTGTTCCAGGAGGCTCCGGTGTGGCAAAAACTGAACTGTTAAAACACAATTTCAACAAGGGATGCCATCCGATGATGTTCATGTGTATGGTTTTGGTTTGGTCTAGGTAGGTGGTTGACTCGGTGACATTGTAAAAGATACTCTGATAGTTTTCTGCAGCCTGTGCCTTGATAGTTCCGGTATAACCAATCAGGTCCATCTGTATGGTGGTTACCGGACCGCGTGGTTCAATAAAACTACTGAAATATTCTGTGTTCCATAATCCCGGAAAGCCGCTGCCTGCGCCAGTTGGATTGCCGGACCAATAGGGATTCCCGCCGGGAAAATTGCTGTATCCAGCTCCATCATAGCTGATTTCGTTAGAAACTTCCAGTGTGGGGATTGTCAACTCGGCGCTGGGTACAAATTCGGGCAAGACTGAATCCACGATATCCACTGGGGCTCTTGCCCCAGCTTGTGCGTCGACAAATACTGCTTCGGTGAGCCCACCTGTTTGTGTGCGAGACAAACTGTAGCTGGCAGGCTGTGCTTGTACTGCCAACAACTGTTCTGTGGTCAAGGTAACTTTGGCCCGGCCTGTAGCAGCACTTAGCGTGACCATGGGCGCTTCCAATAAAATTTTGTCGCCAGCCTGGCTGATGGCACGAAATACAAATGTGCTACCAGTGATATTGACAGGCTTTTGATCTTGATTGATAAATTCAAACAAAATCACATTGTCAACACCCTTGTTAATTGTTAGTTTTTTAGCGTACACAGGATCCCACCTATATGTGAATGTAGAACCGTTGCTGGTGTCCAGGAGCAGGACTCGAGTGCGTTGCTGGTACAGATAAGCGGTGGTTGAATACATACATGCTATTTAGCGATTGTGCAACCACGACGGAAATTGGTTATAAATACCCCAGATGGCCAATGACATATTTAATCAACTAGCAGAAAAATATCCATTTATAACCCTGTGTGTGTACGCCAGCACAGAATACGTGGGTATCATACAAAATCAAGATGACTCGATCACCACCATCTACGACTTTGGAAACATACAAGATATAACAAGTAAACGGCGTTTTTTAGAATTGGCCAATGTTTGGTGGTGGGAATCAAACCGTAGTATACCCATAAACATATTCTTAAAAGCTGAATGGAATCCGTTCCGTATGTGTTTGCGTACTTTTGTCAACAAGGACCTACAAATCTTGCATGGTCCAGTGTGCAGTCTCAGTGAAATGGCCCGTAAAAAAAGCAAGAGAAAATCAATTACTCTGGTCCGGCGTGTTGATTAGATTCATGTGGAGAGTAACTAATTTGCTATAGCCCAGGGCATGACTTTTCTTGAACACAAATCCTCGGCTGCTATCACCGTCCCAAACAGATTCAAATACTTGGTCCCAGGGCTGGTTTTGCAAGTGTGCCTTGCCAGGGCGGATGATACTGATAAATGCTGCCATTCTGGGAATACTGTCAGGACGCATTGATTTAAGCAACTCTGTGTAGTTACCGATGTGTACCAATTGAGTGGACCACTCTGTGTCGGTCCACAATCTGGACCAGGGCGGATCCTGTTCTAGGACTTGTGCATAATGCTCAGGACTTTGGATCAACTGATACACTGTCATATTCAACAGATCAATTTTAAAGTAGCCCAGTTGTTCGGCTGTTTGATAATCTATGGCCGCACAGGCATCAACAGGATCCACAGGTATATCTGTGACATACACTCCACTGTTATGCCGTCTCACCTGTCCTTGGTGTAGTTGACGTGCTGGCGTGGCCTTGATCAACTTGAGTAACTGATCTCTATCGGCCAAGTCTATGTCAATGTCTGCACTCATTACCAACCTGCTTTCTGTAACATTTCCTTCACATATTCCTGATCAGCCACATAGTCTGAGAACTTTTTCATCCATACTTCACTGTCTATGTAGGCCCAGATCATAGCTATCTGGCTGGCATCCAGCTCGCCCAAGAATCGTTGTCCGCTTTCACAATTGTACACTATCCAGGCGCTGATGCGACCAGTGGTCACAGCATACACCATGGCATTGATATTGCCGTAACGCAAGCAGTCCTCGGCAGGATTGCCTGTCTGTTCTGACCAATCTATGGCAAACTCCATGGCTCGGGCCATGGCATCGTTGACATTTTCCACACGCAGGTAGTCTACCAAATATTCAGTATACATGGTATCTCGGCCCCAGTGATCAATCTTCTTGTTGTGCTTGAGCAACCATTCCATGAATCTGGCCGGATTGACAGCCCGGGTATCCACGCAGTATCTACCAAATTTCACAAACGCACGATAGTAAGGACTGGCCGCAAAGTCTTCAAAGGTTTTTAGTCGGGCACTGCCCTGTGACATTTCATAGAACTTCAAGTAGGCCTGCAGGCCCAGTTGTACTCCACGCTCGTCTTGTTCTTGGAATCGCCGTTTGGGTTCGCACATGTGTACGGACAGGCTGGTCTCTTTCACAAAACTTCGTTTGCAATACCTACATTCGTACATTACTTTTCACGACCCAGAGCTTTGACATAGGCATCTATGTCTTTTTTGGTATTGATTTCGGCCAGGACTTCTAGCTCGTCGTCTTTGAGATGCGGAAACAATTCTGACAGTTGTTTTTTAATGTTGCCTGCGCCGGGTTCTCGTTTCTTGGGAGCAATCCAGGTGTGACGTTGTGTGCCCATACCAGGGCTGACTGTGGTGGCACACAACCATTGTAGTTTTGGATGTCGATTGATAGTAAAAAAATGTTTGTTGAGTCGCTCATTGGTTGAGATCAGATAAAATTCTTGCAGATCTCTGCTGCCCTGTACACTAGATCCGTAACGGATCATAAGGAAGTTGCTGAACTTTTTGCGTTCGTCAACAGTGAGGCTATCGTAAAATGTACGATCCTTGCGGTCAAACACAGCCATTTCGTTGTTGATGCTGAGTTTGTCCACTACCAGGCCTTGTTGTAGTCTAATACTTCGCAGTTCCTGCTGATGTCTTTGACAAAATACACACACTCGGGTTTGGCCTCTGTGCCTATTGGAACGCACAGCATCTGCCCATTTTTTAACTTGGGCGCATACCAAGTGACCTCTTGATAAACGTCAATGATCTCGATGTCCAGGAAACTGGGTCTAAAACTGCTGAGTGGATTGAACTGGAATGCTTTGAATCCTCTATCATTGATGGCTGTGAGTGGTAAGATTTCTAAATCACCTAGGTCAGGCTCACCGATCAGGATCTGCCAATCCACCGGCATCCGGACTCTATGAT